TCATTCGGTGACGTCCTTTCGCGCGTCTGGATCCGGCGCGTCGTTATGCAATTTTTGGCCGAGAAGCTTCGAGCCCGTCACGGCGCCGGCGAGAATGCCGAGTCCCATATTCCAATCGCCGGTGATCCCGACGCCGGTTTTCACGAGCCCGACGACGAGTTGTGCTCCCAGGTAGACGACGCCCGCCACGATCACGAGCGCGAACGCCGCGTTTCGGAGCGAAGCGGTCGCATCAGTTGAGTCGAGAAATTTTCTTAGATACGCGAACATCTGGATCCCCTCACGTATTCACCTACCACGGCGAACCCGAGGAGACGGGACGGGGGAGAACCTTACAGTTTGGAACGAAGTGAGGCGAGTTCCGTCGCGATCGTTGTCTTGACCGAGGCGACCTCCGCCGTGATGTGAGCTTTGATCGAGCTGTAGTCCGCGAGGACATACTTCCCGTAGATGGTCCCGGCGATCAGTCCACCGACTGCGCCGATCACGATCCCTTGAAACATGAGTATTTTCTCCCTTCCCCTAGACTTGTACGTCGCCGAAGACGCCGATCGCCTCGACGGGTTTCTGTTCCGCGCTCGCGACGGTCGACGTGTCGACGTCGGCGAGGGCGATTGCTTTCGAGAGCCCTTGCACGAACGAAAAAAAACGAGCCCATCCGGTGAGCCCGCCATTGACGCGGCGCCGAACCGTCTCCCACTTGCCGAGAGCGGCGAGCGCCGGGATGTGATGGTCGCGAAAATAGATCGCGAGGATCCGCGCGGCGATTCCAGGATCGAGGGCGAGCTCGGGATCCGCACAAAGGTCGACGCCGATCGCGCGGCCGTAATTGTGATAGTTCGCCCGACCCGTGATCTGGATGTACCCGCGGCCGCGGAACAGGGGACCGTCGCCGGCGTTGCAGTTCCCGAGACGCTTCGCTTCGTCCGCGTTCGTCTCGTACATCTTCGTGAAGTAAGCCGGCCCGCCGCGCTCTTTGATCGGAGCGAAGCATCCCGTCTCGACTCCGACCGTCGCGATCGCGGCGATCTGAGTCGGGGAGTCGGCGATCGATTGCTTCTCGAGAGCGGCGAAAATGAGCGGCCAGTTTACGCGGACGCTTTCGGCGCGACCGAAGGGTCCGAGGACTGAGCAGATCGTTTCTATTTGAATCGATTCGTTCATTTGAATAGAAAACGCTTCACGCCCTCGAGCGCGACTGCGGTGAAGATTCCCGCGGCGCCGGCGATCAGTCCCGCCTTGACTTCCATCCGAATCAGCCGCGCAGTAAGTTCGTCCTTCGCCTTCAAGAGTGCTCGAGCTCGATTGCCGACTTCGTTGAGGTCCGTTCGGACCTTCCCGAGATCGGCTTTTGCGACGGCGACTTTTTCGAGAGCGTCGTCGAGCTTTTTTTCTTGACGCTTCACCGTCTCCAAAAGGAAGAGACGCTCCTCTCGATACTCGCCCGTCGACTCGAACTCGAGGACTCGATCCATGACGTCATTCCACGATCACCGATCGAAGACGGCCCGTCGACAGTACGAAAGTTACGCCGAAAGTAGAGCGACGACGAACGGGTTCGTTGTAGAGAATCCGGTCGCGACCGTCCCGCCGACGTTCGGGATCGTGTTTCCCGCGCCATGCGTAAAGAGCATGCAAAGCGCGAGATTGGTCGTACTGGATCCCCAGGGGACGACGCCGGCATTGTAGCCGCCGCCGTCCGTGTCGAGATAGATATAGACGTACCAGTCATGCTCCTTATCGATCGTGACCGTGATCGCGTCCGAGTCGAGATAGAACGGATTGGTCGCGCTCGCCCCGCTGAAAGTCGCGACGTACGAGGAGTTCCCTCCGGCCCAAGTGATCGCCGTCTTCGATACGACGGTTGTGCTCCCCCGGTTCGTTGAAATGATGAACCCCTGAAGATGCATACCGGCGCCGCCGATCACGCATATTCGAGCCTGCACTTTCGAAACCGGGTTGATGACTTGTTCGCCGAGAATAGCCGTTATCAGCGTGTAGTTGTTCCAACCCGCCCCGCCCGAACCCGTGCCGCGTACGCCAACCGTGATGAGAGTCCCGGCCGGGAGTCCGCCCCCGCCAGCCGCCGCCGCGACCGCGCCGTCCGTGTAAGCGGTCGTTGCAATCTTCGTCGAGTTGTCGAGCGCCGTCTGAGTTGGAGCGGTCGGGTTGCCAGTGAGCGCCGGCGACGCAAGCGTCGCTTTCGCGGCGAGGTCGGTCGTGAGACTCGTGATATCACTTTCTCCCAGGACGACCGCGCCCGTTCTTCCCGCGACGCTCGTCACCGCGCCGCCCGCCGGTTTGTTCTTCCACTTCGTCGACGACGTCTCGTATGTGAGCACGTCATTGTTCGCCGGCGAGCTGATTGAAACGTCCGTGTCGCCCGCGAGTGTCGAGGATCCGCCGCCGATCCCTCCGATGCCCGCGGCGACCGCGCCGTCCGTGTAAGCGGTCGTCGCGATTCTCGTCGAGTTATCGTGCGCCGTCTGAGTCGGAGCGGTCGGGTTGCCAGTGAGCGCCGGCGACGCGAGCGGAGCGAGGAGAGCTTCCGCGGCCTCGGCCCGCGATACTTCCGCGGAGAGTGCGGATGCGGTCGCTTTCGCGGCGAGGTCGGTCGTGAGACTCGTGATATCACTTTCTCCCAGGACGACCGCGCCCGTTCTTCCCGCGACGCTCGTCACCGCTCCTAAGCCGATCGCGGTCCATGCCGACGCCGAACTCTTCCAGTAATAAAGCAACGAGTCGGCGAGGTTGACGACGATCATCCCGGACGCCGCGGGATAGAACTCCCACAGTCCCCCAGGGGTCGCGGGGTTGTCGGTCGTCCAGATCGCGAGCGCGTTGTCGTGTCCCGTCCAGGCGCCCGTCCCGGATGCCTTGACGATGTACGCGTCGCCATTTGCCGGCGAGCCTGGGGGAGCGGAGGTCGTGAGGTTGATGACCGCGGCCGAGAGAAGCGCGTCGATCGCGCGAAGAAACGCGCGGAAGGTAACGTCGAAATTGTCGCCCGTGAGCGCGTTGATCAGTAACCCGCGGCGAGGACCTGTCGATGTACTCATGATTGTTGACCTCCGAAAATGCGCCCAAAGTCGAGACCGAAGCCGGTCATCTCGAACGTGACTTGTTGCGCCTGATAGGAATCGAGCGAGTTCGCGTTCGAGTAGAAAGCGAGCGTGACCGATCCGACTCCGCCGTCCGACACGCGATCCGCCGCGTGATAAGTGAAGGTTTCGACCGCGATCGCGCTCACCGTGCGAATGTAAGTTCCGCCGATCGAGATCGCGACCTTGTAAGTCGTCCCCGCCTCGGCCGCAACGTCGCCGGCATCTTGCTTAGTAAGTACGCCGGCCGCGGTTTGCGTGATCCGGTTGCGCGCGCGCCATGTGAACGTGACGTCGCCGAGCGTCGTCGAGAAGCGGACGCCATAGGACTGCCCCGCGAATAGCAAGTTTCCAGGGGGATACGGTCGCGCGTACCTCGAGCGCGTCGTGAGCGTGATATAAGTCGCGCTCGAGAGCGGATACTCGCCCGAACTGTTGATCGGTAGGAGCTTCGCCTGGACAGTGAGATCGGCCGGATACGCGGCGAGCTGAGTCTCGCCGGAGCCTTGCGAGAAAAACCAGACCTTCGCGCCGCTCGCGTGATCGGCCGGGACCGTGTCGAAGACGCCGCGAAGGATCCCGGAGATCGTGATCGTCCCGTCGAGGTTGACCGTGAACGATTCCCAGGACATCCACTCCTCATCGATCAGCAAGAGATTTTTCCCGAGGAAGAGTCCGCCGGCGTCGGTTGCGATCAGCGTGTTCAGATCGGCGCCGTTGACCTGTAGCGTGAAGCCGGTCGAGTCGTTCGCCGGCGTCGCCGCGGGATACGCCCCGGAGAGTAACCCGACCGGAGCGAACGCCGCGATCGTGTTCGTGAGAGTGTCCGACCCGCTCACGTCCTGATAGACATCGTCGCTTGTCGAGGTCGTATCCGCGCGCGCCGCCATTGCGAGGACGAAAATCCCGAGCGACTCGAATGCATAGGGGACTTCCTCGAGTTTCTGAAACAAGGGAGCGAGCGGAGCCGAGGTCGGGTTCACCCATCCGGACGGGGGCGGAGGATCGAACGCGGTGAGGTTCAATCCAAACACGTCCTCGATCGCGTCGATCGTGATCTTCCCGTCGATCACTTCCCCGTAACTGATCTTTGCGATCCGGAAAACCTGATTCGAGATCCCGAGCGGGACCCAGGTGAATTTGAAAACTCCGCCCTGTCTCCAGTTCCATCCCTTGCGGTTGATCGTGATCGTGAGCTTCCCGAGAGGATAGGCGATCGCGCGGAGGACTCGCATCGCGACGAGCATCGCCGTCGTCGCGTTCGAAAGCGAGTTATATTCGACCGTTTGTGTCCGCACTTCGCCGGTGATCGCGATGTTTCCCGGATCCTGGACTTGGACCGACCGAGTATTGAAGTCCTGAGTCTTGTCGAGGTACTTCACGATGATTTGGTTATACGTTTGCGTCCAGGACGCGCGAGAGAAGTCCGGCGTTGCCTGGACGTCATCGACCGTGATCTCGGGGATCGTCGAGGGATCGTAATCGGCGCGCGCGAGCTTGAGTGTGAACAGGTTCGTCGTCGGGTCGACGTAGAGCACTCCATCAACGTGACGGAGGACGTCATTGATCAGGTTATCGGCCGTCGCCTGCTGATCGATCATCAGCGAGACCCCGAGCCCTTCGGTTTTGAGCGTCGTCGCGGCCGTGCGGAACGAGTCGTCGTCCATTCTCGAGGTCGGGATCCCTAATCCCGAATCGACATCGGTGAGCACGAGATAGATAAAAAGCGCGGCGTTGCAATCGCCGTTCAGGTTCGAGAAGCTCGAACCCATGCCGAGCGGGTCCGGGAACTTGCTCACGACGAAGTCGATCGGCTTGATGTAATTCGACGTGCCCATGTAGAACGCCTGGAGCACGGCGTAACAGAGCCCTTTGTAACTCGGCGCGACGCGCGTCGCGAGCGTCGTCACCGTCCAGCGATCCCCAGGGGAAAAAGGGATCGAGCCCGTCGTGATCGTGAAGTTGATTTTCGAGGATCCGAACGAGTAATCCGCGTACGCCGTCCCGATCGGACCCGAGACGGATCCGACGACTGAGAACTGCGCCGCGAGATAGTACGGCTTCGTCGAGTCGGCCGTGTAGACGGTCCCGAGCGACGTGATCGTGATCGTCTCCGCGATCGAGTTCGGTCCGGGAGCAAGAAACGAGAGCCCGCCGTTTCCGACTCCGGAGTACGGGACGAGACTGCCCGCGGTCCCCGCCGCGGTTTGCTTCGCCGAGAGGTACGCGTTCGGCCCCTGGGTTTTCGTCCCCTTGTAAAGCATGATCGTCCCGGCGAGCCCGCCCTCGGACGTGTCGCCGCCGAACAGTTTCGGAGAGTTCACGTCGACCTCGATCACGTCGGGTCCGACGCTGGCGCCGTACGGGACGATCTTATTGTTCGATTCCATCCCGACGAGCGCATCGATCGGACCTTGACAGAGGGCATACTGGCAGCCGATCGAATAGCGGTAACCCGTGGTCTCGGTCGTCGACGAGAAGAGCCCGGACTTAACCTTCACTTTGATCGGCGCGACTTGAAGATCTCCCCACCAAACGACATCCCCGCCGGAGATCTTGACGGTCCCTCCGATGATCGGGACGGCGCGTCCTTCGTCGGCGGTCGGGAAAGTGAAGTCTCCGAGCGCCGAGGGCGCCGGAGGTTGGGTTTTCGGAGCGAGGAGAATCGAGGCGACAACGGTCGCGGCGAGAGCGACGACCAGCATGAGCAGAATGAACATTTCAGTTAATGCTCCCCGAGAACGGGTTGATCGACGGGATCAGATCGAACCCCATAAAATTCTGGACGTTGTTAAACGACGCGCATGCGGCGTACGTGTGCTGGCATCCGCTCACCGCAGAACATTCGTCGCCCGCCTCGAGACTCGCGATCCCCGAGAGCAAGGTGATCACGTCGCCCGTGTGATCGATGATCATCCGGACGTCGTCGCCTCGCGTGAAGTACCCGCCGCGGAGTGAATGCGTCATGCCGGCGAACGCCGGGACAGTGACGATCGTCCCGGTCTCGTCGACCGCGGACACTGTTCCCGGTTGCGTGTAGAGCGCGAGATTGACCCCACAGCCTGAATCGCCGAACATGTGCGAGCATCCCGACTGATAGAGCTTTTTCGGGACCTGTCTCTGCAACAAGTAAGCATCCGAGTTACACGTGAACTCGCACTCGTCCGTAAACTTCGCGCTCGCGACCTCGCCAGAAAAAAGAGTGACGACCTCGGAGTCCCCGAAGTGTCCGCCGTAGATCGTGAGGGTCATCGGCGACGGAGGGAGATACGGGACAAAAAGCGCGGCGAGCGGATGCGAGACGGGAAGCGTGACCTTGATCTGTCCCGAGATGACCTCGGCCGTGTGCTCGAGTTCGGTCCTCGTGATCGTCGTCGGGACGTACGTTTCGCCGAGGTAAGTGATCGGCAGATCCGAGCTCGTCAATCGAAACGCTTCTCCCTCGGTTTCGAAGAGATAGATCTCCCAGGGGAGAGCGCCCGAACCCGCTTTTTCGCTCGCATCGAAACTCATTAGGGGACCTCACGGGGGACTTCGAGAATTGGCAAAGTCGTTTCGGCGAGATCCGCGTTCATCCACTCGATCTCGGCGTCGTCGCTCGCGAGGCGCGCGAACGTGAGAAACGAGATCATCGTCGCATACTTCACGAAAGCTTTCCCGGTCCCCAAGTCGAGCGTGAGCGTCTCGGTCCCGTCCAGGTTGTCGATCGCGGCCGTGATCTTTCGATAGACGTTCCCTGATCCGTCCTCCGGAATGAACGCGACATATTGCCGCGCCTTGCTCGGGAAGAAAAAGCGCGTGTAAAACTCGCTCTGGATCCGGATCGAGGAATCCGTCCCGCCGACATCGTTCGCGAGGACGAGGTCCTGATCAAAGGTCGGGATCCAAAAGGGATTAAGTTGACCGAACCGCGCGAGCAGAAACGCGCGGAACTTTGTCACGGCCGCGTGACTCTCGAGATACCACGGAAAATCTTGCGCGACGACGGCCGAACCCCCGCGATCGACGACGCTGATCGGCCCGATCTTCGGATCGAGCGTAACGATCGAGCGGCCGTACTCACGCTTGAGATCCGTCGCCCAATTCGGCATCGCCTCGAGAACGTCGAACCCCTTGTATTGAGTGAGCGTCGCCACCGGCGCCGGCGCCGGTTGCTGTGCTTCGCCGGCGAACTCGAGATCGATCTGATCGGCGCCAGAGAACAGGCGATCGACCTCGACCTTGTTCGCGAGCCGACAAAGGAAGACGGGAAGAACTTGCGTCGCCGCGTTCGCCGTCCAAGCGAATTGCGTCGGCGAGGCGACCTCGATCGAGTCCGCGTTCACGGCCGTAATCGTGAGCGCCTCGAACGTGAACTCGTCGACCCAGATCACCGCGAGCCCGTCGACGGCGAATAGTCGATCGGTCGTATCGCAAGGGACGACAAAGCTCCCCTCCGCGATGTCGGAGGTCAACGCGGACGAGTCCGGCCACCAGGGGACGCCGTAAGGTTGGTTTTGCCATCCCCAGACGAGCGACTCCATGCCGGCCGCGTTGCGAGCGGTGAGCGCGAGCGCTCGATACTTGAGCCCGCGGCGCGCGATCTGTCGAAGTCCGCGGCGTTGCTCATTGTCCGAATAGGCGACGAGGACGTTCGTCAAAAACGAGATCGTTTCCTTGATCCCGTTCCCCCACTCCGGCGCGACCGAAAAAAGTGTGATCCTCGATCCGGAGATCCGGACGTCGGTCCCGGTGAGCCCCGTGAACTCGAAGACGAGGTCCTGATCGATCACAACGGCGCCCGCTTGCGGCGTCGTGACCTGATAGACCCGCGAGTCGAGCGCCGCGAACGGTAGAGGTTCGCCGTACACGTCGTCGATCTCGACGCCCCCGACGCCGGTGATCGCGATCGCGGTGAGGATCTCGATCGCGTTTCGAAACGTGTTCCACACTTCGACGGGGAATTGCGTCGCTGAGAGAATGAACCCGAACCCCTTCGCTCGAGGAGTGACGATCACGCGTTCGAACAGTTGACCGCCGAAAAGCTCCTGGAGCGCGCCGGTCTCCGCCCAATTCGCGATCGCGACCGCGGGTTGCGGTGTCCCTTGCGACGCGGCGATCGAGGCGGAAGTGAGCGACACGGTCCGCGCGCCGGCGAAGATTGAGCTCGTGACATCCGTCGATCGCCCCGCGGGACTCGCGAGGAGAGGAGATCGAACGTCGGTCCCTGTGAAGTCGGCCATAGTTAGACGACTTTCTTCAGCGCGAAGTCTGGGAACATGGTGTACGTGTCGGACCCGATCGGATAATCCTCCGCCGCCGCGAAGCCGTTGCCGACTCCGTTCGAGAAGAACACGGTCGGGATCGATCCGATCGGCGAGTATCCGCCCGTCTGCCCGCTCGATCCATCGCGACCGACCCACCATACGACTGGGAGTAAGTTCGCGCGGCCGTCGAGTTGGCTCGTCTGCTCAAATTGGAATTGAGGCGGGTTCGAGGTTCGGTCCGCGCTCGAGTACCTGGGGATCGATGCGGTGATCCCCGCGGTCGACCCGATGTCGGCGAAGACCATCGAGGCGCCGTTGCGCCCGGTGTATCCGTCGCTCGGCGTCGTCGAATCGGTGATCCCGATCCACTTCCCGGTAAACGAGTCTGAGTTACACAAGACGAACCCAGCCGCTTGCTTGAAGTAATCCTCGTGCGCCCCCGGACATCGCGAGCTCGATGTAAGTCCCGGAGTGTTTGCGAGTGCATCCGGTTTCGACGCGTACCCGCCGCCCGTGCTTGCGAAAAAGTAGGTCCCGCCGGTCCAAGTCCCGTTTTTGACGAGCGACGGCCCCCATCCGCAATGGACGAAGAGCCCCGGAGTAACCTCGACGACGACGACGATGTGATTCGCGGACGTGTCGGAGAAAAAATAAAAGTTCGCGAACGGTCCGGCCGAGAGATGCGCGCCGACTCCGACGACTTGCGTCGAGGATCCGCTCGCATAGGGCGGGTTTCCCGGTTGCGAGTTCCAAAATTGCGTGTGATCGAACGCCGTCGAGAGGTAGAGCTGGAGCGCGTACCCGGTCGCGGTTTGCTGATTCACCCAGGACGAATCTCCGGGGAAGTGCGATTTTAGATGGACGAAGACTCCGCCCTTGTCGACATGCGCGCGCCATCCGAACCCGTCGACCTCGGAGAGATCCGTGTTCCATCCGATCGTGACGAGCCAAGCGACGAGTTGCTTGAGCAGATCGGTCCCATCGGTCGCCGTGCCTTGAAGAAACGCCATTCGGCCCTCCCCTTAGAGCTTCACCGCGAAGTAATCGATCTTTGTCGTCCGGTTGACGTTTTGGACGACGAGGTACTTTCTGAGCCCGATCGTGATCGTGTTCTCGCTCGACTGAGCGAACCCCGTCGTCGCGACGGCGCCGTCGAGCTCGCCGTACACGTTCGGGATCTCGTCGAAGAGCACGATCGGGAAAACCGTGTACCCGCCGTCGAGGTTCGGTCTCCAGTCCGCCATCCCGCCGGAGTTCGCGTCACCGTACGGCCACAGCCGCCCATAAGTCGGATCGGAGGTCGAGCCGGAGAATCCTCTCCACACCCCAGTCGGAAGTCGAAGACGGAGTGTCGACGGACTATCCGATCCGAGCACGGTCGGGTACGGACTCGGGAAGTTCCGAAGCTCATTGCCGGCGTACGACCATCGCCAGTGAACATCGCCAGCCGCGGGTTCGGCCGTCCATGCCATTGATCCGCCGACGACGAGCGGATACGGAAACGCGCCGGGACTCATGTACGTCGACAGGAATCCGAGGTAAGCCGAGACGTAGACCGTCGAGACCTTTGCGACGACGATCACGCGCCGGCCGTTCGCGATGAACCAATAGGGGATCGTGGAGTTCCAAAGGTTGAGCACGGGAGACGGCGTCGCCTGCCCTGGACCGCCGATGTATCCCGGTTGATGGAAAAAATCGAGCGAGGCATCGAACCCCGTGAACCCGCCAAGTCGCCAGTTGTAGTAATCGCCGCCGACGCTCGAGAAGATCTTCGCGCCGACGAGGATCTGATCGAGGTTTCCGTTCCCTGGAGCTTGCCAGATCATCTCGGTCCCGGCCGTCCGCCGCTCGGAGGTCCAGGGGGGAGTCGTCGCGACGGTGAACGCATCGGCCGCGACGAAAGCGACCGAGCCCGCGGCGATCGTGAAGTTGATTTTCGTCGACACGTACGCGGTCCCCACGGTCCCGCTCGCAAGGGCGCCGGAGACCGATCCAGTGACCGAGAAGTGAGTCGCGTCGGTGAACGCGATCATAAACGTCTCGACGACGCTCGCGGATCCGCCGATCAGTCCGCTGATCGTTCCGTTTCCGACGCCGGCGAACGATGGGTCGAGGGTCATCCCCTGGGAAGTAAGAAACGCGTCGAGTAAGTCGAGTAAGTTCGAGTAATCGGTCGCCGTTCCGGTTTGACAAGACATTTAGAGTTCCCCTTCCATCCGATCGACCCGGTGTTCAAACCATCCGATCGAGTTGTCGTATCCGCGTATCACGTCACAGTCCTCGCGACGCTCGCAGAAACGACAAACCCTCAAATGGTGCTCGCGCATCCCGCGGAGGATCGGGAGCTGAGTTCGCGCGTGTTCGCTGATCTCGTTTGTCGTCATTGTCCGCGCTGTAGTGCTCTGGTCGCTGCTTTCGGGTTGTCCGACAAGTGTCGAAGGATGACCCGTCCGGCCCGCTTGCTCGCCAGATGTTTCAAAATCAGACCTTCATCGAGTCCGATGCCTAGGCGAAGATCCATCGATCCGCCTCCGTCGCCGCCTGATTGAACGAGTCCGCCCTCGGCGAAGCGCGGCGTCGAGAGTCCAGTGATCGCCGGGACGTGTAGTCCGCGATTGATCGCCGCGAGGTTCTGAACTCCGAAAGCTCGCACGGCCGCGGACCGTACGACGAACTCTCCATCGGAGAGTCGCGCAGGGATCGAATCGGACGTCGCCGATCCGGGACCTCGGATCAGCCCACGGCCGGCGACACCGACGCCACCCCCGCCCGTCGAGTTCGCGATCATCAAAGTGTCGGCCGCGACTTGGAGAGCCACCGCGCTCACACCGAGAGCCGCCGCACTCGTCCCGATCACGACGCCCGACGCCGACATCGCCGTCGCCGCCGCCATCAGAGGCGCCGCTTGCGCCGTGCCTTTTGCGGCTGCAGTCGCAACGCCGCTTGCGCCGGCGTCGTCGCCAGTTATCTTCTGGACGAGTTTTTGCGTGATGATCTGGACGAGCATTTGCGCGATGATCCGCTGGATTGAGGCGACCGCCGAACTCGCGAGTTGTCGAAACGCATCGCCGACGCCGTGAACGTGATCGATCGTCGAGCTGAGGAAGCTCGTCAAGTCACCCTTGAGTGCGGTCCCGGCCTCGTTCTCGAAGTTATGCCAACTTACCGCGTTTTTTTGCGCGGAGATCGCGAGCTTGTCGACTTCCTTCGAATAGTCGTCCGCCGCTTTGATTTGATCGGGAGTTACGGCCGCGTCCCGCATGTTCGCGGCGAGCTGCTGGAGAACAGGGATCCGCGAAAGTTCGAGCTCCCTGATTTTCTCCTCGGCGACGATCGCCGTGTTTTTGAGCTTGATGTCCTCTTCCTCCGAAGAGAGATCCGCGATCGCGCCCTTCCCGCTAGTTTTCATGCTCGCGAACTGAGCTTGCTGAGTCGCCGCCGCTTTGAACTTCGCGACCATCGCGTCGACTTGTTCGGGGGAGATCCCGGCCTCTCGAAGCGTCTTCGCCATTGTGAGAGCTTCGGCTTCGATCTTCTCGGATGCCTCGTCGAATCGGGCGCCCTGTCCCTTCGCGATCTGCGATTGGAACTCGAGGACCTTGCGATCGAGCTCTTCCTGTTTTTGCCCTTGCTCGTTCGTGAGCTGAGTTTGCGTCTTCGAGGCGTTGATCCTCGCGATGTCGATCTGATTCTGGAGCGCCGCGGCCTTCGTCTGATTCTCGATCTCCTGAGCCTTGTCCTTCGTTGGAGCGGCGAGAACTCTCTCGCGTTCGGCGACGAGCGCGTCGATCTCTTTTTGTGCTTCCTCGGCCGCGAGCTGCTTTTTGCGGGTGTAATAGCCGGCCAGGGACTCGAGTCCCTTTTGATACGACGCCTCGTTCTCCTGATCCTCTTGCGAGTGTTCCGCCTTGTAGAGACTGAGCTCGTTCGCGAACCCGGCCTCGATCTGCGAGAGTCTCGCTTTGTTGATCTGATCCTGGAGCGCCTTCGCCTTGTCCGCCGCGGCCTTCGCTTCCTCGGCCTTTTCGTTCGCGAGCTCTTTCTCTTGATTGAGCTGTTCTTGATTGAGGACGCGTGTCTTCTCTTGCGCGAGCCCGACCTCGCGCGCCTTCGCGTCGATCGCCGGTTGCGGATCCGGGATCCCGAGCCCCGTATTTATTCCGACCGCCGAGAGAACCCCGCCGACGACTCGAGAAGCGAGTCCAGGTTGTTCGACCTCGATCTGTTTCGCTTTCAGGCGATCGAGTTCCTTGATTGCGTCGTCGGTCTCTTTTTTTAGTTGAGTGAGTTTCGCCTCGCCGAGCGCGGAGCCCTTGAGCCCGATCAGGTCGTACGCGAGCTTGAGCTGTTTGATTTTCTCGGCCGACGCTTCGATCTCTCGGTTCGCCGCGATCTGCGCGGAGTATTCCGCTTGCATCGCCGCCGTGTAGATGAACGTGTTCGCGATCAGGGACGTGAGCTTCTCGGTCCCGTGCGCGATGACCTCGCCGAACCCGATCGCCGCGGCGACGGGGAACGCCATGTTTAGGAGCGGACCGAGTGTCTCCGATCTCGCGATGACTCCGCCGAGCGAGCGGCCGAGTCGGACGCCGGTCTCTTCGGAAAGCAGTCGCGCCGCTTCGCGCGCCTCGCGCATCGATCGGCCGGCGCCCGCCTCGGCGTTCCCCATCCTGTCGGCGGAGCCGGCGACCGCGTCTTGATTAGCTTTGAGCCCTTGGAGCTGAGTCCCGAGCTCGCGGATCGCCGCCGCGACACCGGTGTCCTCGGCCGTTAGTTTCACTTTAATTTCAGGCGCCGCGTCTGCCATTTCTCACCCACCTAAAACAATTTTCGGACCCCGTAGAATGTCCGGAAGAGCTGGAGCTTTCGTCTTCGCTCCGCCGGCCGCGAAGATTGCCCACACGAGAAGATCCCGCTCGTACACTTCCCGCGCCGCATCCTTCAGCCGTTCAACGTACGCGACGAAGAGATCGCGGAGAGCCCACTCCATGACCGCGTCGAAGTGCGCTGGATCGTATCCCGCAAGCTCGCGGATTATCTGGGCGAACTCGCCGAGCTCTCGGGCGCCGCGCTCCCTGTAGCGGGGACCTCTGCGTTCGGGCTCGAAGATCTCGGGAAACTCTTCGAGGATGTCCCCGCGAATCGAAAAAAATCGATCACCGCCCTCACGACGGCCGAGGTCATGAGTTCCTGATCGTCCGCATCCGTCGTCTGATCGAACCTCCCCGCGTTGCGATCGGCTTCGACCCGCGTCCAAGTCTTCCCGGTTTCGACGAGCAGTCCCGCCAGGATGAACGACTTACGTCCGGACAGAAAAATGCGCGTGACGAGATCTTCTCGAGCTCTGTCGAGCGCGGATCCTTCCGTTTGTTTGAGGTCGAGTCCGGCGAGGACTTCGAGGGCGCCGGCCGCGCGGAGATGGCCGATCACATAATCGTTTTGAGCGGCCGTAATGCTGTGATCGATTCCAATGAACTCACGTCCGTCGAGTTTCATCTTTTCCTCGTTTTGGTTCGAGTATCACGCGCATGAATCCGCACTCCTCGCAGTTGTCGACGATAACAATCGTTTGCCCTTTGACTAATTCGCCGAGTCGAAGAGCTTCCTCTTTGGCCTTGTCGATCTTGCCCGCTTCGATGAACCCGACGACGCGCTGGAGCCGATTCTGGACCTCGTGAGCGAGTTTGATCGAGATCTTCACAAGTGAACCTCCGGGGGACGAGGACGAGTAAATCGCACTCGCCCCCATCGGTCGAGGGCGAGCAAGTTCGCGCGCTCGCCCCCCTTTTGCAAAGATCAATAGAACGTCTGTAGATAGTACGGCGAGAGCGGATGGTTCGCGGTGTCGTCGAGGACCTCGCCGTCGAGCGTCCAGTTCCCGTAATCGTCCGCGATTAGACCGACCTGTCCGCTCGGGTAGAGGTTCACTTTCCACGCCTCGAGCCCGATCTTCTGCCCATCGGTCGGATCCGGGACGAAGCGGAGTCTCCCCTCGACCTGGGGTTCGGTCGCGCCGGCGACCTGATCCTGGGATCCGAGGAGCGTGTGATACGTCGCCGTGACCGAGTGCGCCGAGTCCGCGGTCGTCGTCGTCGGGAAGTAGATCAGTCCCTCGATCGGATCGACGACGATGTAGTCGGTCCCCGCGACGAGCGTGACCGCGTTGTTCGTGAGGACGGGCGGAGTCGTGACGTTGTCGACGTTCCGATTCAAAAGCGCGTAATACTTCCCCGCTTTCGAGACGCCGGCCGGCGCGAGCACTTCCGCGGTGACGACCGCGACCGCAGTCGCGAGCGTCGTCTTCCCGCCGGACATCATGGCGACGGCCATCATGTCGGAGCGGAAGTCGGTCCCGACGATCGAGACCGAGACGGTTCGCTTTTTGAGCCCGGTCGCGATCAGCGACGCGGACTTATTGAGCGATTGGAACAGGGTCGCGCGCTCGTCTTTGTGCGCGAGCTCGAGTTTGGTTGCGTTGCCAAACGGCATATAACCCGTTAGGTTTCCCGAAGTGTCGAAGCGATCGAACAAAATCGATCCTTTGCCGAGCATCGGGACGTGAGCGAGCGGATACTTGATTCCAGGCATTTGAGCCCTCCTAGGTTCTCGAAGTCGGATCGGATCGACTCGTCCGGTACTTCACAAGCCATTGCGTTGATGCGGCCGCGAGGATCTTGTCGCCTTCCTTTGTCATCCACGCGGTTTTCAATTCGACGACGCCCATCGCGAGCCCGTCCGGATACGTCGTCGACACGATCTTTTCGTTCGCGACCATCGTTTGAGTCCCCCAGACGATCAGCGGATCGAGCGCCGCGTCGGGGGAGACCGTGAGCGAGCCGGCCGCGCGGTACTCGAGATAGATCACGAGTTGCCGTTCGACGAGGGGAGCTTGAAAAACTTGCCCCCCGAGAGGTTTCGGTTCGTCGTCCTCGGAATAAACGAGAATCGCCGGGAGCTGATCGTCCTCGATCGGCCGCGCGCGCATGCGGTGAACAGTGAGCCCCGCTGGAGCTCCGGACGCCGCGAGGTTCGTGACGATCGCCGCGAGGATCTGTTCCCGAATGCTTGCCGTTGCCATTCATCCGCCTTTACTTTGGAGAGCGGGGATCGACATGATCGATCCCCGACAGTTCCCGCGACGCCTCGCGACCCCGCGGTATCAACGTCCGGTTACTTTGAGTTCGACAGCGTCGCATTGATCGAGGGGAGGAGGAACCACTTTCCGCCCTTCGCTTCGAGGATCAGCATGTCCCCGATCGAGCCACCGAGAGTTGCCGTGTCATTCGATCCGCCGCCGATCCCGCCCGTGACCGTGATCACGTGAGGTTGAGCCGTGGTCGCCATGAGCCGGAGGATTTTCCCGTCGTCGGTCACGCTCGTCGGATCGGCGAGTGAAACCGCGAGAGCTCCGCTTGATCCCAGTCCGACGAGCCCTTGCTTCGCCGTGATCGCGCCACTCGCGACGACATCGCTCGCGACTGGTTCCTGGATGATCCCCTTCACATTGCCGGTGACGTTGCCCGTCACAGCTCCGGTGAGGTTCCCCGTGACGTTGCCGGTGACATTGCCTGTCACAGCTCCGGTGAGGTTCCCCGTGACATTGCCGGTGACGTTGCCTGTCACAGCTCCGGTGAGGTTCCCTGTGACGTTGCCGGTGACATTGCCTGTCACAGCTCCAGCGAGCGGTCCTTCGAATCCTTCGACCGAGATGATCTTGTGCACGACGGTTTGATCCGCCGCCGGTGTTGTTACGAGAAAAGTTCCTTGCGCTGTACCCTGAAGCGCGGCGATCGCGTCGTCGAGCTTCTGTAGGTTTTTCGCTTCCACGAGGTTTTCCCCGAAGTCGGGGAGTTCGAGCGAAACTACGGTTGTTTTTTTCGACATGACTATGCGCTCCCGAGAAGAATTTTTGTAAGTGCGGCGTCGCCCTCTTTGAGCTTTTGCCGGACCGAGTAAGTGACCCCATCGACGACGATCGACATCCCGTTCGTAATCGCTGGGAACTTCGAAGTTTGAACTGTGACCGTGTGCACTCCCCCGACGACTTCCCCGCGGCCGGCATTGGAGACGATGATCTGATCGTTTTCGTCGACGAGCCCGACCCCGAGGGTCCCATCGATCGTCACAGGGACCCCCGTGTCGGCGAATAGCGCCGAGACATCACCATCTCGAAAAGCGATCGTCATGCTCGTTTTTTGACCTTTGCCTTGTGGGGAGCGGCGATCTCGTCTGCCTCCTCACGTTTTGAGACCTCGTGCGGTCCCGGATCCAAGTGTCGAATCCCAGGATCGCCATGTGTCGGCGCCTCGATTCGGACGCCAAGTTGCTCGCTCTCTTCGAGTTCGCGATCGTCGTCGGCGTCTTCGTCGACGAACTCGGCTTGCCCCGCGGCGACGAGCTCGGTCGCCTTGTGGCGATCCATCTCCAGTTTCGAGCCCTTGTCCACGTGCTTACCCTCGACGATGACATGCTTCAAGAGTTTGATCCGTGCGCGTTTCGTTTTTGCTGCCACACTAGAACCTCCGAGATTGAGTTTTCAGGATCCCCGCGGCCGCGCGCGAAAGTGAGAAAAACGCGCGGCCGCCGGTGAACCTTTTCGTCCGACTTACTGAGTTCGACCCCTCAGTGACTTACTTACTTCTGACACTGTGCGACGACGAACGCCTGGGGATACTTCAAGGCGACGTCGGTGAGCATGAACGTGGTCAATTCGATCATGCCCTGTTTCTTGAGGCGATACGGATCGACGACGAGCTCGTATCCGCTCCCCCACATCCCGATCACCATCGTCGCGAAGACGCCGAGGATCAAAGCGTGATTGTTCGACGTGTCTCCGCGGACGGCCGTGCTCGGGACCTGATTCGAGGAGCGCGCCATGTATCCCGAGACCGTGTCGTTATCCGCCCACACCGGAAGAGCGATCGTGTTCGCGAGTCGCGCGGTGAGTTTCAAAAGCGACTTGATTCCCGGAGTCGTGAGCCATCCCGGATCGCCGAGCTGATCGGCGTTCACATCTTCGAGCTCCTCGATCATGTGAACGACATCCTCGTAATCCGGTTGGGCGCCGTTGCCGGCGTCGCCTTCGAGCACGAATGACTGGACGCCCGTCGTGTGGAGGATCCCGACTGGATTGTTTCCGCTGGTCGCTCCAGCGATCGCCGCGAGGTCGATCGCGAGAGCCATGTCGCGCGCGAGGTCCTGTCGGACGAGCGTGTCGACATCGATCACAGCCTGGGCGAGTAACTGGCGAGAGTAGCTCGTCGAGGACTGATAAGTCTTCGGCGAGCTCGGGACCTGTCCGAGCGTGAGCGCCGAATCGGTGACGTCGGCGCCTGGGTTTTCTCCGACCCAGGATCCGGTCGCCCGCCCGGTCTGTTTCGGATAAGCGACGTTGTCGCGAAGTCCGCTGATCGTTTGCGCGCCGAGTTCCTTCACGCGCAAACGGTTATACAGGAAGTCGATGAACGCGCCCGGTTCGGTGAATTTGAGCTCGGCGCCCGCCGTCGACGTTTTCGAATCGAGACCCGCGCGCGCCGCGATCGCGTTGACGTTCTTCACGCTCCAGGGGACGAACAGTCCGCCGTGACGCTTCCCTGTGTACACTCGCTCGATCGCCTGAGAGACTTCGAGCTCCAGGGAGTTCTCGCGCTTCCCGCCGCTTTCATCCGACTCCTCGTTCGCGACGATCGTCATGATCCCGCGCGCGAGGTTATATTCGCGTTGTTCTTTCTCGGAGAGTTGGATCTCGTCGCGATGTTCCGCGGCCGCTCCGGTCGTGTTTGGTTTCGCCGATCGGGATGCGACTTCTTCGAGGATCAGAGCGGAAACGGCATCGATCGACCGCCCCTCGGAGATCCACGTCGCGACGCGCTCCTGATCGATCCCGTGTCGCTTGCCGAGTTTGACGACCTCGGACGCGACCTTGCGGGAATCGACTACTGCTTGAGCATTGCTCGTTTCCGTTGCCATTCTTGCCTCCGTTGTTTGTTCGGCCGAGACCTCGGCCGAAGGATTAAGACTTCGCACTTTGACGGGGAACCCGCGCTCCCCCGCGTTTCGGTTATGCCCGACTGTTGGATCAGCCGGGACCGCGACCGAACTTGCTTCCATCGGGACCCAGGACGTCGCTCGATAAGTGTCCCCTTCGTCCTCCGACATTTTCTCGAGCACGTACTCATTGACCTGATAGCCGACGGAGATGTACTTCCGGATCTTGTCCTGGACGTCGCGCTTCACGTCTTGAGCTTTCTGGTTTCGCGAGAACTGGACCACGCCGCGGAGCTTTCGATCTTTTTTGTCGAGCGTGACGTCGTTCACGATCCCGATGATCTCGCGCGAGATGTGAGAGTCCAGAAACGAGAGCCCGTTTTTTGCCCTCGAGAGATCGACCGACTCCGGCGAGTGATCAAGGATCTCCGTCCCAAACCAGCCGCGGACGGGGTACTCGGAAGAGATCGCGATCGCGAATCGATCCTCGTCGGCGCCGTCGTCCTGATCGTCCTCTTCCTCGGGATCGTCGTCCGGCCCGGTTGCTCCGGCCGCTTTTTTCGCGCGCCTCGCGAGGTTCGCGGCGATCTTGTCTTCCTTCGTCCGCTTCACTTTTTTCGGGAGCTTTACGAACTCCGTGAGTTCGAACTCGCGCGTCTGAATCGGGAGTAACTCGCCGTCCACGAGCGGAGTTCTTACCCGATTGTTAAGCTCCTCGAGTGTCGTCGTCGTCGTCGCCATACATGCCGCTCCTCTTACTGCGAAATTTTCTTACTTACTTACTGCCGCTTGCGTCGCCGCCTGAGTCGCCCTCGTCGTCGTCGCCGGCCGTCCCCGAGGATCCTCCGCCCTCGTCGTCTTCGACGCTTTGATCGGCCGGAGCTCCGAGCGGTTTCGATGCACTCGGGAGCGTGAGATCGAGACCGAGCGTCTCGGCGAGCGCCTCTTCCTGGGCGATCTGCTCGAAGACTTCCTCGATGTCCTCGCCCGTCTCGGAGACGATCGAGTCGCGCGACTTGAGCCGTGCGCCGATCGAGAGGATCGCCGCTTGCGCGTCTTTGAGCGGGTCGACCCATTGCCAGCCGCGAGGTTCCCACTTGCCGGCCTTGAACTTCGCGTCGTCCCTCGAGTCGAGAACTAAGGCGCCCGAAAGCAGAGCGAACGCGAGGAAGTCTTCGAAGACGGGAGCGCAAAGGTTCTCGATCATCCAGGATTGATCGCGTTTCCACTGATCGCGCTCGATCAGGAGTCCAGATCGCATCGAGGAGTAATTCACGCCGACAAGGTCGGAGGCGAGCGCGTTGTAAGAGACGCCGAGCCCGGTCGCGATCTGTCGGAGGATCGTGATCACGAAGTTCGGAAACGCGTTCGCCGGGTGATCTGGGTTCCACTCTTTGAACGTGACTCCAGGGGGAAGCGTCTCGATCGTTCCGGGGTTCGCCTCGAAGACAAGCTTCTGATCGGGGTTCGGTTCCTCGTATGCGGACGCGTCCGTGTATTCGAGCCATCCCATCTTCGCCGCGCCGGTTCGAGCCGCGACGAGCTCGGCCTCGATGTAGCCTTCAAGCATGCGGAGCTGGAGCATGACCGGATGGAACCACGTGACGCCGCGAGTCTGCGAGATCCGCTCGATGTCGTACAGGTGAATGATGTCCTCGGCCGGGATCCGCTCGCGCAAGAGCGAGCCGCCGAGGTCGCTCGGATGCCCTGGATTGATCCAATAAGCGAGCGGCCGACCCCACTTGTCGACCTCGACGCCGAGTCGGATCTCGTTTCCGTCCTTCGAGGGCGGGACCGAGTACAAGTGATCGCACTGATCGGCGTCGATCAGTTGGAGCGCGAATCGGAACTTGTTCCCAGGGAACCCGCGGACTTTGCGGACGAAGACTTCACCATCCGCCGCGGTGTTTTTCAAGGTGACCTCTTGCACGCCTCGAAACGAGAGCCTTCCGTCGACTGTGCAATTTGTTTTCTTACACCATTCGTCCCACGCCGCGGAGATCTTGTCGTTGATCGGCTTACTGAGGACGTCTTTGATCTTCCCCGAGCCGTTGCACGGTTTGCACTTTTGATCAGCGGCGCCGGCCGCGGTCGCGGGGATCTTTCCCTTCCCATCGCACGAGGGACACTTGCCCTCGCTGTTTCGGACCTGGGGACGATATCCGATCCCTTTGTGTCCGACGACGTTCGCGATCAGCAAGTTCAAAAAGTTTTTCGCGATCGGGTTGTTTCGCGAGAGCTCGCGGCCGCGCGCGCGTAAGAGTCGGAGGTTCCCGCGGATCTCCTGATCGGCGGAGAGGATCGTCGCAATCCAGTCGAGCGTAAGGCGACTCCCCGATGCTCCGGAGTAGACCGTCGCGTTCGATCGCAGACTAAGCCCGACCGCCAATCCGAGATTGCGAACGATTGATCGAGTGACGCGGCCGATCCACGAGGTTTGCTTTGTCATCGATCGAGACCTGTGACGTCGACCCACGTCGGCGGGTAAGTTGGTTCTTCCGGTTCATTCGTGAAAGCGACGACGACCGGGGATCCCAGGCGTCCGGGGTTCTGGAGTTGGAAGAGCTTCGAGCGGTAGTGACCGCGAAACCAGAGAAGATCCTTCGCCGGGATCTTGACGACCGCACGGCCGGCGATTTGATAGCTCATGAGATCGGCCGACAATCGCCCTTCGAGAGCCGCTTCGATTACGGTGAGCATTCGCTCAATGTGCGAGACGAACGAGCCGGCCGCGGCCGTCGCGACGTTCGCCTCGATGTTCAGTTGGAGCATGTCGTCGGACGGATGAACGACTTCGCCCGTCGTCGCGTTCGTCAAGACTTCCGCGCATTGATAGCGGCCGGCCGGGACGTTCGTCTTCGTCGCTGGGATGACGATGTCGAACGATTGTCCGTCCGCGTTCGTTGTCGCCTCTTGATTGAAAACGGCCGAGGCGCCGTTCGCGTAAAACGTGTACGCCCATCCGTCCGAGGCGAGATAATCGTCGAACGATCGATGGAATTTCACCGTCGTCCCGGCCGCGAAGCGACTCGGAACGTCATCGGGGATAATCGGAGCCATTAAATCGGAAGGTAACCCGCAGAGCAGAAAGGTTTTAGGTGACAGGTTCTCACGTAGTTACTAGCGTAACAAAGAAAAAGCCCCCGAGACCTGAGCCTCGGGAGCGTCCGAAATCACGAACGAGATGAGCCATTATAACGTAATAGTGCGGGAACCGCGATTTTTTCTAGGCCGTCCGCCGAGCTTGCCGTTCTCGGCCGAGGACCGTTTCTTCGCCGGCGACGTCATGCGGCCCCCCTTGCGACCGATCGCCGCGAGGTAGAGTGAGACCGTTCTCGAAAGTTTCTTATTCATCGATTCGCTCCCTCAGTGCCGATCCGCGTACTTCGTGCAAAAGCTGTTCCCGTCTGCGTAAGTCATCTCTTCGAGGCATACCCTGTGCTGTTCGGGCGCCGCCGCGGGGAGTGCTTTAGCTTCAGGGGTTGGCGCCGCGGATGGAATTTGAACGGGACAGCTCTGTCGAGCCGAGGCGAGCACGTCGGGACTGAACTTGTCGATCACGACGACGTGTGTTCCGGATCCCTCGATGTTCTTGAGTTCTTTTCCCCCGTAGCTCATCTTCGCATTCGGGAGCCGAATCGAATCGACGTAATCGTACTTCGCCCCAGGAGCGATCGGGACCCCGATCAGTGCCGTCCACATCAGGCGCCGGCCGACTGTTCCCTTGTGCTTCACGATCAGGCACGAGTCCGCGCTGGCCGCGTTTGTTTGCCCATGCGCGATTCCGCCGAATAGAACGAACGCGAGCACGATGAGCAGAGGCACGAGGATGAGCCACAGCAAGAGTTTATTGACGATGAAACGGGCGTTCGCGTTCGGTTGCGGCACTTCTTGTTGATCGATTTGCGTCATGTGATGTTCTCCCTTTTGTGATAAACCTAAGCGCCTTTGACTGCGAGCACAAGTTACGGCCGGACATTACGCGCGGATCGAGCTGCGATCGAGGACCTCGGCAATCGTCATCGGTCCTCGGCGGCTTAACATTTCCGCATCGCGCTGTCGTTGTTTTTCCAGGCGGATCTGGCGTTCGAGCATGATCTCGTCGTCGTCCTCGATAGGAGTCGACGGGACGGTTCTTTCGATCAGCTCGAAGAGGGGTCCGATCAGGTTTCCGGTGTAAGCGGGACGGTTGTCTTGTAGGGAAGATGCAGGTACTTTTGAGTAAGCCATGTTGCCTCCGGTAAAGGCGATCTGGTCAGGGCTGGGCGGGTGTGTTCAGCATCCGTTCGGCCCGTTACTGAAACGAGCCTATTCCTAAGCCGACTCACCCGCAAGATCACGTCGGTGACCAGAGGGTCGGTTACCCCTCAGTAAAGCAGGGTTCTGGTCAGGACTTTAGGGGAATGTTCCACGTGGAACATCCTCCCCAGACTTTAGGGAGTTTCGCATTAGAGCCCCCAGGAGCGATCCGCCGGGGTAACCCCCCCCCCAATAACTCAGATCGCGTGCCTTGCCCCGTTTCCTCGCGGCCGCTTGCCATTCCTCGAAGTGATCCCATGATCGAATTACCAGTTTTTCACCCAGGACGAGCCCCCTGTTTGGTGCCGAATCGCCGGCCGTGCGGGTGCCTCTGTCTGGGGTTTCGCCTCCGGTTTGACCACATCGCCGGGCGGCAGAGCCATCTCCTCGGCGAGCTCGCCGAGTTTGTTGAGGCGCCATTGTCCGATCGCATAGAGCGCGGCGAGCGTGTAGACCTCCAGATCGAGCGCCTCGTTTCGAGCTCGCGTCTTGATGTACTCGCGAACGAACTGTCCGCCCTTTTTTACTCGCCGGACCCGCTTCTCGGACGTGAGCTGCTCGAGGTACTCGTCGTCGATGAAATGCGGGAGATGCATGTATCCGGGCCCTGGAGCGGGAATCTTCATCCGCGCGAAGATCCGATCCTTCGCCGTGTCGGTCCCGATCGTGTAAAGCTTCACGCGATACGAATTGTTAAGCGAGAACTTCCCAAGGATCTCTTTCGCCGCCTCGCTCGATCCCTTGAGGGCATAGATCCGCCGGCGTTGTCGAGCTTTCACGAAGCGGTACACGTCGTCGGAGTTGTGACCGCCGGAGTCGATCATCGTGCAATGGATCCGCATCTTCCGGCCGGACTCATGCTCGAACTCGGTGAGGAGAAACTCGTCGACATCGTTCCATACATCGCCCTGACCGGGGTCCCCGAAGAACTGCTGGTACGCGATCAGCCATGACTCCTCGCCTTTGCCCCATCCCTTGACGGCGACTTCGAGTCGATCGCCCTGGACGTCCACTGACGCTGTGAGGAGCGCGACGCCGTTCGGAACGTCCGCGGGATACTCCTCGCATCGATGTCGGAGCGTGTGGGGCTCGAGCGAATCGCCGGCCTCTTCCCACGTCTCGCCAAGTCGGAGGTTGATGAACGCTTTCATTTTCTCCGGATTTTTCTCTTCGTTCGCCTCGTGCCACTCCTGGGCGAGAGCTTTCCAGTTCTGTCTCCAGGGGGAGTAAAGCGCGTTGATGTAGAAGCCGACGACCGGCCG